TTACCCTGCCTTTTCAGCATCTTGGTTTGATGCGCTGGCTACCTTTTTCGAGAGGTTAGCCATCACTTTAGCCATTGCTGCGTCCGCGCGGCTTCCTTGCGAGGCTTCGCCAGCGTAGCGCCGATACTCGCGGACGGTCTTGTGGCCGGTGATGGCCATCCCCTCTTCGTCTGAACAGCCAGCCTCCCGGCAGCGCCGCGCGGCCGACTTGCGGAGGCCATGAGCGGAGCAGTGAGGTAGGCCGGCGGCGATGCAAGCTCGCTTGATCAGATTGTAGAAGCCCTTGGCGGTGAAGGCCGTGCCGGTACGGCTTTCGAGCACCAGCACGTCGCCCAGCGGCCCGGCCTGCAATGCTTCGCTGAGCGGGACGATAATGGGAACGTCAACCGAGTTAGTGGTTTTGCTCTGCTTCAGCCGGATACGGCCCTCTGCGATCGCTGTGCGCGTGAGAAACCTAACGTCGCCGCTGCGCTGGGCGCCATAGAGCAGCAAGGCGAAGGCGAGGCGAGGTTTGGTGCCGAGAGGGTGCGTGTCTTCGAACTGCGTCAGCTCTGCCTCGGTCCAGCGGTGATAACCTTCGCTGTCGGCCTTCGGCGGGCGGGTGTCCTTCACCGGATCAAAGGTGCCGGGGACGAGCTTCTCGCGCCTGGCAATGATGAAGAGCTGCGCCAGCAGCTTTCTCAGCCGGGCCGCCGCGTGGGGCTTATGCCGCATAGCGTTCATCAGTCGGGCGATGCGTTGGGCATCGAGCGCGCGGATCGGATCATCACCGAATGTGGAGCGGAATCGCTCCAACACTCCGCGATAGACCTGCTGGGTCGATGGTCGAAGGTCGCGAAAGGCGTTGTCGCTGTAATAGCGCGCTATGGCATCCGCTACACTGCCCGGCCGAATACGGCCGGCGCCGATTTTAGGCGGCTCGGCGCTGAGACAGTCAGCGTATTCCTGCTCGAACGCCTTTGTGCCGAAGGGTGCCTTGAAATAGTGCGTGGCGTAGCCCTTGCGCCGGAAGCGCCACCGGACCTTGCCGTGGCGATCGCGGAAACTGGTAACGTATTCAGGACGTGACTTCACGAGGCACCATATTCGTCTAGCCGCGCGTCGAGATCATCGGGGGCACCGGCGCCTTGGACTGTCGTCGGAGCGATCTCGAACGAGAGGCCGCCCACGGCATCAACCCGCCCTTTGAACACGACGCCGTGCGCGCGGACGATCTTGGCCATGCGGTCCAAGTCGCTCTTACTGATCAGGGCGGCGCGACCAGCCATGCTTATTCAGCTTGCTCGGAAGCCGGTTCGGTCTTGGGGTTCCAGCCCTCGATTTCGCGCACCTCGTTGGCGGTCAGAACGCCGGCCTCCAACGCGATCTTGTGGGCGTTCCATCGGGTGGTCGGATCCCCACGCAGGAATCCGGACAGATCCAGCTCCAGCTCAAATCCGCTGCCCGTGGAGAAGACGCTGCGCGCAAACTCCGCCTCGATCTTCCGCGCCCAGGGGGCGAGGGTGAACATCGCGAACCAGCGGCCCGCCGTCTCGGAATTGGTAAAGGTGTTGTGGCTGTAGTCCTGCACGAGGGGCGGCGGCACCTGAAAGAGCCGGCAGATTTCTTCCACGCCGAACTTGCGGGACTCCAGCAGCTCCGCATCCTCGGGTGATATCTGCGCGGCAGTCCATTCCATCCCGTGGTCGAGGATCAGCGTCCGGCCGGCGTTCGCCGTGCCAGAATACTTCGCATGGAATTGCGATCTCAGCAGCTCAAGCTGCTCCTGGGTGAGCGGCTGCGCCGATTTGATCACCCCACCCGGGCGGCCGCCATTCTCAAGGAAGTTCCGCGCGAAGCCGTTTGTGGCCTGAACGGCGGAAATCACGTCCGCGGCGCGGCTCAGGCGCGACACGCCCACGCCGTTGCCATCGGTCCTGTCGCGCAGGTGCAGCACCTCTTCCGGCAGCAGCCGGCGCGTGCCACCGCGGCCATCCGCCACGTCGAAAGCGAGCCGCCCGCTGGCCAGCTGCACCACGGTCACCATTCCCCAGGGGATAAATCGGAAGCCCGCCAGCGCCCCGTTGGTGGTGCGCATGATCTCCGCCAGCCCGTTGCCGGAGAGCAAGGCGGATGACAGCATGTGCTCCACGAAATCGGGCCAGGTCATGGCCTCGTTCACCCCCTGCCGGGTGATGCGATAGAGCGGATGCCCCATCGCCTCGATGCGATTTCCGCCCTGCCGGCGGTAAACCAGCGCGGGAATGCTTGCGAGCGATGTGGCGATCACGGTGGAGCAGGCCGCCACGGCAGAGAGGTTTTCCGCAGCGCGGGCAGAGATCGCGCCGCAATAGCCGATATTTGGTGCCAGCGCGCTCCACGAAGGGTCCGCTGCGTCGTTCCGGCGCTCAAAGCCGGCCCAGCTGGCAATGCGATCGATAAGGGTCATGCGCCCAGCTCCGCAAGGATCAGGCGGCGGCGGCGTGGCGAGGGTGTCGCCGGGCGGCTACGCAGCGCCAGAGAGGTGTCAGGGTAGGCCGGCCATGCGGAAACCACGCTGATTTCCTTGAGATCGACCGTTTCGAGGGTCCGGTGATCACCGTCCCAGCTGTCGCCGCCGGGCGGAACCCGGAAGCCAAAGCTCATTCCGCCCAGGTCGCCTCGCTCGGCAAGGGCGAGAATGTCCCGGCCCGCATGGGTATCGGGCAGCTCCAGTACGAAGGCGAGGCCCTTGGCGTCCTCGGCAAGGCGCAAGGTGCCGGAGCGCGTTCGCCCCAGCACCTTGCCATGATCGTGGTCGAAAAGGGCAACCACGTCGCCGCCGATCGCCTTCTGGAACGCGCCGCGGGCAATCGTCTCGATGATCGATCCTATCCGCGCCTCGCTGCCGAAGGTCGCCGCATAGCCTTCCAGGCGGCGGCCCTCGGCACGAACCTCGGTGAAGCTCCGACGCTCCATCACGTTGGCGGCGGCGTTCATCAGGCCGGCCCCGGAACGCCGCTGGCAATCACGAACGATGCCGGGCGGCGAACCCCGAAGTCCACGGTGGCCATCGCCCGGATCAGCACATTGCCCTTGCTGTAAGCCGTCTCGGCGTAGGGATTGACCAGAATGTCCAGCTGCGACCACACGCCCACGAGGAAATCGCGCCAGTCGCCATAGGCGAGGGCATGTTCATCCTCGCCGGTGCCAAGGTTGCTGGGCGCCTGGTTGGTGAAGAAGGTGGGCTCGCCGTGGAACGTCTCCGCGATCGTCACTGCATGGCCATCGCCGTCGCGCACCTTCAGTGCGGTGGCCTTGACACCGTTGGTGGAGAGGAACGCCCGCCGCGCATCCACATTGGCCAGATCGGCAGCGGCGATCATGTCCGCCGTGGTGTTGAACAGATCCGCGTCATACGGCACGCTGGCCACGTCGGGATCGTTCAGCAGCCCGCGCGGCTCCGCGCCCGTGCCACTGCCGTTGATGGCGGCGCGGTCGATCTCCAGCGCGATATTGCGGGAGAGCATCTGCCGGATCAGGCCTTCGGCCGCCGGGCTGGCCTGCATGATCAGCTGGCGCGAAAGTTCGGTGATGGCGCCCACGTGGTGCGGGGTGAGTGTCAGGCTGTCGAAGGATGCATTGCCGGTCGGCAGGGCGGTGTTCTCCGCAACCCATCCCACCGCCGGCGAGCCGGTTTCGCGGGGGATTTCGACATTGCCGGTCAGTCCGGTCAGGACGGTGGCGCCCATCGCCTGCAGCGCCGTTCCGGCCGTCAGCGCCGAAACGAACAAATCGGGCCGAAAATCGGTCGGGATGATCGAACCGCTGGTGGCCGTGGTCTGCGCGGCGCGCTCTTCCAGCGCAAAACATTCCAGCGGGGCGTAGAAGCCCTTGGCAACCCGTCCGGCGCGCTTCGCCAACTCCGCCTGCAGCTCAATCTCGCGGCCAGCGTCGATCGAGGGATCAATCTGGTGCGCGATCATCCGCGCGATGGAGAAGCTGCGCAGCTCCGCCGACAGGCGATCGTCGCCGCCCCCGGAAATCACGGTAGCCTGCTCGCTGCGCTCCGCATCCTGCACCTTGCGCGCGCGGGCAATCTGCTGGTCGAGAGCGCGAACCTCGCCCTCGGCCTTGTCGAACGCGGTCTGGTCGTTGGCCTCGTCGGCCGTTCGCATGGCCGAAACCAGCTCCGCGCGCTGTTCCAGCAGTTCATTCAACTTGGGCATGATGGCGCCTTTCAATCTGGCCGGGGGCCGAAGCCCCCGGCACGGTGAGAGCCGACTGTCTCGCGACGTTGGCAAAGAAAATTGTGCAGCGTTGCCCGGCTGCGAACCCAAAGGAATCGGCCATGAACAGCCGCCCGCCCCAGGGCACCAGGCTTCCCGCTATCGGCCGCGCTGCGCAGCCTCTCCCTTCGGGGCGGGGTTCAGTCATCATCGCCGTGCATGTTGATCTCCACCTTCGTATGATGGTCGATCATTTGCCGCAGCTTGCTCACCCGATAGGTCAGCACCTTGCGAATATCCCTGCCGCTAAGGAGAGCCTCGTCCCAGCTGGAAGGCTCCGGCACGACGGTGCTCGGCACTGCCTCGAAAGAGGGGAAGTAGTGATAAACGAGGGAAATAGTCGGCGCATCCGGATGCTGGCGAGCGCAGCGCATGATCTCGCATGCCATCCTGCCCGCCACCGGCGCGTCCACACCTTCGTCAAGGAACTCCTTGAACAGCCAGAGCCCGATCATGTCATCCGGATCGAAATAGCGCGCGCGGCCCGGAATCGTCTCGGGAGCGCAGGGAAAGTTCCCAGCTGCAACATGCTCGTTGAAGCGATCGCGATCGAGGCCCACCACCCGGCAGGCGATCTTCGTTGCGAGGCGCGTTTTGATTTCTGCCATGCTCTAATCCTCTTGAGTTTTTCCAGAGGTATCAAAAGCTCTGGACAAACGCAAGAGGCTATTCCGCCATCTCGCAAAGCGACACATCGGGATCGGCCACGGGGCAGCCCGGGCCGGCGATCTCGTGCGTCATGAAATCATCCTCGGCGCCGTTGCCGTCCAGCTCGTCGCCGTTGGCTTCCACGTCTCGGTCGCCGTCGACCAAGTCGAGCAGGTCGATCGCGACCGCAATGAAGCCTTCCAGCTGGGCGCGATCGAAACGGCTCAGCACGCTAGTCACCGCCGCAGGCGGAAAAGCCGTGATGGATCGAGGCCACCAGCAAGTGATGTCGTTCATGTCAGTTCCCCCCGAGGCGGCGCATGGCGTTGCTGAGATCGATCCTCTCGCCAACCGTCATGCTGGTGGTGCGGAAGACGGCAAGGGCCTGCTGTGCCGTGCCGCGGCCGATGGCTCGCACTGCGAGGGATTCGGAAACCTTGGCGCGCTGCTCTTCGCTCAGCACGCTGCAAATCGCGGTCAGCAACTCCAGCTCCGGCGTTGCGGTCATGTCCCGCATCACTTCGGCGGTTTTCATCGCCGCGCGCTCATTCGGGAAGAGATATTCGCCGGGCCACGGGCAGGCCTCCCTGAAGGCCTTGCGGGCCGCGCGTGCGGCTGCGTTACAGGGCTGCTGCACCTTGCGGCGTGCAGCAGTGGGCAAACGAACAACGTTCGTGTTAAGGGCGGCCTCAGCCATGATCGTCTCCTACGGACGGTTGATGGTTAGAGCTGGGCGGTCGTTGGTAGCTTCCGCCCGGCTCGCTTTTCTGATAACGCTAATTCCGCCATGGCGTCAATTAAAGATAACAAAAAATCGCGCGGCCGTCCGGTCACCACCGGCACGGGCACGATGATCGGTGTTAGGCTCCAAGATGAGCAGCTCCGGCGCCTCGACAGCTGGATCGAGGAGGCGGGGGGACACCTGTCCCGCCCAGAGGCTATTCGCCGCTTGCTGGAGCATGCGTGGGGACGCACTGCTGCGGCAAAGGGCATCGGCCCGCTGTCGGGACGCTTGGGACCACTCCCCGGCGACGACTAAAGCCACACGATTCCCTGCCCGCGATAGGTCTTCGTGCCTTCCTGGCGGCTCGCCAGCCCACATGCCATGATCGTCGCCACCATCGGATCGATCCGGTCGATCGAGCGGTTCTTGCTGGGCTTGCGCAGGCCGGCCGGATCGGTTTCATAAACGAGGTTCCCGGCCGACCAGCGCAACACCGGATGCATGGCATGGCGCAGCTTGCCCTCCAGCATGGCGATTTCGAACGCGTCTACCGCCGGCCCCATGTCACGATAGCCCTGGCCCCAGTCTACCAGCGGCAGATCGATACCCTCGCTGCTCAGGATGGCCTTGAGGTCCGCCATGCCCCACCGGTCGAACGCAACTCCGCGCAGATCGTAGCATGCCCGCACCTCGGCCAGCCTGGCGGCGATAAATCGCTTGTCGATCGCGCGGCCTGGCGTGGCCTCGATGTGCCCCTGCTTTGACCAGACGCGATAGGGCACGCGATCGGTTTCCTCGCGATCGGCAAGGTTCTCCTTGGGGCACCATGCGTGCAGCACCAACGCGCCGCCATCCTCGGGAAAATACAGCGCCAGCGCGGAAAGGTCGCGCGTGCTGGACAGGTCGAGGCCAGCATAGCAGGGCCGGCCGGCCAGCGCCGCGAGGTCGAATGCGCCGCCGCATAGCTCCCACTCGGCGGGGTTGATCGCCTTCGGCTCGGCATCGACGCGCTGGTTGCAGTAGAGGTTCCGGAACGCCGGCTCGAACGTCGGCATCCGCGAGGCGCGCTTGGCCTCCTGCGCCAGCTCTTCAGCCGATCGGAACTTGCCCAGGGCCGGGTTGGCGAGCGGCCAGTTCTTCGGATCGAACGGGTCGGCATCCTCCGGCACGGCGTAAACCCGGCCGTGGAAGCTCGGATCCTCGATCTCCCCCGAATCAATCCGCGCCGCATAGTCGACAAGTTCGCTCATGATGTTCTCGGCGCGCGGGCTCTGCGTGCCGATCACCAGCATCAGCGGTTCGGCCCGCTTGCCCATCGATGTGGCCAGCACGTCATACAGCTCGCGCTTACCCCATTGCGCCAGCTCGTCGCAGACGATGAAGCTGGAGGCGAGGCCGTGCACGCTCTTGCCGTCGCTTGCGAGCGCGCGGTAGATCGATCCGGTCTGCGGATCGGTGATCTCCTTGGTGAAGGCCTTGATGTTCACGCGGGCGGCCATCCACGGGGTGGCCATGATCGTCGCCTCCATCTCGGCAAAGATCAGCGCCGCCTGCTCTTTCACCGCCGCGGCCGAGTAGCATTCACCGCGCCGCTCGGCCTCGGGGCCGATCAGGTGGCAGAGCGAGAGGCCGGCGCAGAGCACCGTCTTGCCGTTGCCGCGCGCCACGCTCAGCAGCCCGCGCCTGACCTGGCGCCGCCCGTCCTGCCGGTCGCCGTAGATGGCCTGCAGCCATTCGCGCTGGAAGGGCTCCAGGCGCACTTTCTCGCCCTCGCCAAAGCCCTTGGTGACCGGCAGGTCTTCGAGAAAAGCGATCACCCTTTCGGCGCGCGTCAGCCCCTCGGCTTCCCAAGGGTGCGGCGCCGGTGCTGCCGGTGCCGGATTGAACAGATCCTGCGCCGCCTGCCGTGCCCCCGCACCTGCCGCGATTTGCCGTGCCGCTCCTGGCCCTCGCTTGCCCATAAATCGCCTTTCTCGATAAGTAACTATTGTCGATTTCGCTCATAAATCGAAGAAATCGATCACTAGAACGGCTGAACCTAACTAACTCTCTCCTCCTAGGGGCGGGTGGTACGGAAGCCGCAGCTGTGAGAGATTTTTCCATCGGATTTATCGATTAATGTCGATGCCCGCTCTTGCCGAATAATCGCCTTGCTCGATTATTTGCAGCCCACGGATGATGTGGATCAAGTGGCGATCCATCGGGATTACAGCCCTTGCGAGGCTTCCGAGTGCGGACAGCACCAGCCTCCGGCCCGCGCGCCGTCTTGGCGCTGTGGCAGGAGGGGCAGAGGCTGGCGAGCTGGTCGACGGACGGGAACGGGTCGCCGCCTTGCGAGATGGCGTGGCGATGATCGACATGGCTCGCTTCGACGAAGCGGTCGATCCCAAGGCACTCCTCGCAGAACGGCTCCAGCTGGAGCTTGAGGCGGCGCAGCTTCTGCCAGACGGTGGTGTTGTACGGCCACTTAGCCATCGATCTCACCCGCAATGCGGCGCAGGTCGCGTTCGATCTCGCTGCGCTCCTCGAAGAAGGTTTCCGGGTCCCTCCAGTTGGGAGAGAGGCGCCCGATCCGCCGCGAGAGGTGGCGGAGGCGCTCGACCGTTCGGGATTGGTCAGCATGCATGCGATCAGTTCCAGTCCAGTTCGTCGGGATCGAAGGGGGGCGAGCCCTCCCAAGGGGGCTCGCCCCCCCTATACGTAGTATAGGGGGAGGTTGGCGGACGGGGGTTGGCGGACGGTTTTCCGCCATTTTTGACAGGGGTTGGCGGATGGTTGGCGGAAGGGTTGGCGGAGGGGTTGGCGGACGGTTTTCCGCCATTTTTGGCAGAATCCGCCAAAGGGTTGGCGGGGGTTGGCGGATCGCTTTCGGGACGCGCAATGCCCACCTTCCAGTGGTAGTTTTCGCCCTTCCATAGTCGCTGCTCGAACGCGATTGCGCCAAGGTGGACGAGGCGGTTCATCGCCCCCTTGAAGGCTTCTGGCGAATAGCCGCGGCCCTCTGTCATTTCCGAGAAAATCTTCGGAGCATAGTTGACGCCGGGTACGTGTGAGACTGCTCGCTTCTGACGGATTGCCGCATCAAGGCAGCGCAGGAAGGCCTCGTTTGCGGCCGTGTGCGCGCTCACCTGGCGGACTTCATCGGCCACCGATGGCGGTAGATCCCCGTCGCAGATGAACGCCCCCTCGAACCACCGGACGTCGATCGCGCAGCCCTTGCGTGCGTAGTTCGCTTTCGGCAATGACAGCTGGCGGAGATCAGGGTCATCCTGCGCTTCCTCGCTTTTTGGAGTGTCGAAGAGGAGCCTCGCGCGGAAGGCATTCTCCCACGCAGTGGAGCCTGAATAGGCGTCACTCTGCTTGTCTGCTTTCCCGACACCCTGCTTGTTCGGGTGCCCGATCAGCAAAACGCTTCCGTCGATCTCGCTGGCCAGCCCGTTGAGCCGATTGGCGAAGGCCGTCACTTGGGCGCGGTCGATCTCGCTGCCGGCGAACACGTGTGAGACGTTATCCAGCACGATGAACTGCGCGCCGGTCTCTCGCGCTGTGTTCTTGAGCAGCTGCCACGCGGGAAGCTCGCGCATCCCGTCCTCGCGCGTGAAGTCCACCATCTCGTTATCGGATCGGCCGAACAGTGAGATTGGGAAGAACCTCATATGCAGATCGGCCTCGGAAATCTTAAGCGCACGGCAGATGGCGCGCTGGCGCCTCTGCAACTCGTCGCTGTCATCCTCCGCTGTCAGATAGATCGCGGGCGCCTGGCGTGTGGGGATGCCAAGGAACGGGAGCCCCATAGCGATGCATGTTGCCAGCTGCTGGCCGAGAAGTGATTTGCCCGCACCGCCGGCGCCGGTAATGTAGGCTGCGCGGCGGTGGGGGAGCCAGCCTTCCAGCACCCACTGGCGTGTGGGTGGCTCCACGTCCGCCCATGTGGCCGGATCGATCAGATCGAAGGTCTGGTCCTCAGGCAATATCATCTCGATGGCACCGCCTTCGGTCGGGATGTGAAGGAGACCGGACGGCGTCCGCTCGCCCCTCGCGAAGATGTTGCGAGTGGCCAT